CCCCAATCCTGGGGGGACCTCCGTAACCACACGAGGTTATTTATGTACGAAGCAACATTTGTCAACTTCATTGCCTTTGGTAAGAGGACGAGTATCGACCTTAGGGTCGTTATTTCGAACGCTGGCCATGTTGGCATCCCTGCACAAATCCACGTTGGTCTCGAGGATGAAAATCCCGGGGACTATAGTGGGTTTATGAAGAGTTTTGTGAAGCTGGCTAATGCCGCTTATACAGACCTCGTAGGGAAACTCAACGAGCTTGGCCATGCCAGTCTCGTTGAGATGCTAGAGTCGCAGTTGGAAGAGGTGCAGATGGAAGCAGCCGAAGAGGAAGGAGTGATGCTCACTGAGTGTTACTTCTCTTCATGGGTTAGCTTTTTCTACATCCTGAACAACACGTCTCTAGTTTACGGAAATCCTTCAGAATTGAAGGGGTTCTAATCTCACCTTATTGGTGGGACTCTCTGTGTCTTCAGGACGTCAGTCCTGAAGCACGGGCTGGGAGGTGACTCTCAGCTAGAAGGGAATACACTATGGCACGCCTTAACCCAGAAAACGTTTTCGTTCGAACGGTCGATAATTTCGACCAACCAACTCAGCATGTCGGCACCTGGGTCTATAACGATCTAAAATTATACAGAGAATTCGCTGGTTCTACGAGTCCGGGTTATCCCCGGAACTTGACGAATAACGAATATCATCTGGTAATGAAGAAAGTTCATGACTTTGGGTATGTCGACTGCTTCCGTTGGAATATCGCGCAGCCCAATCTTTATTGGGACCACGAGACGAGCGAAAACCCTGAGAGACAGGCGTCGCAACGGTGTATATTCCCCTTGAACTGGCCATACCTGCAAAACGATGTGTCTCACGACATTAGTGTGCAGAATAGGGCCATTAACGGTGCAATGGACAATCTACGAGATGCTAAGGTAAACTTAGCTCAAGTGATTGCTGAGCGGAAGCAAACAGTCGACCTGGTTCATAGCACGATTACTCGGCTCCATGACACGATGCGATTGATTCGAAAAGGAAACATCAAAGGCGCAGCGAATGCGCTTGGTGTCTCCGCGAATCCGAAGCGAATGTCAAAGGATTTCGGGAAAATCTGGCTTGAACTTCAGTACGGCTGGAAGCCTCTCTTGTCAGACGTAAAAGGGGCCGCTGAGTCCTTAGCGAGGTCTATGATTAGCCACCCTATCATCATTTCTGGTGAGAAGGTAGCAAAGCTTGATCTCCCTGAGTTCAGTGGCGAACTTTATGGTCGTGACTACGGCTATTTTCTCTGGAAGTGGGGTAAGCTCGAACATGTAGCTAAGTGCAAACTTATCTTTCAGGTTCGAAATGACTTCACTCGCCAGGGTGCAATGCTGGGTTTAACTGACCCACTAACATTGGCTTGGGAATTACTTCCCTACTCCTTTGTTATCGATTGGTTCATTCCAATCGGCAATTTCCTTAGCCGGCTCTCCTATAACGATGGCCTCGATTTCAAAACGGGGTATCTTTCTCTGCTATCACGGCAGGAAGTTTCCATCGGTCCCGTTTCCGGAACATGGAAGTGGGGCACTGGAGGCATGAGCAGACTTAGCGGCAGGCCCACCCGAAAGGTGAACTTGCGTGTCGCTAGGTTAGTTTATGCACATCCACCGCTCCCTACTCTTCCGGCTTTCAAGGATCCCTTCTCCGTCGTCCACGTCACCAATGCGCTTGCGCTCTGGAGTAGTGGATTTAGAAAGGTGCGCGACTCCAAGTCAACCGCCTTTAACATGTAGAAAGTCAAATGGCAGCAATCTCCGCACTAGTCCTGGCAGATGGCCAGGCAACACCCGTGAACAAAACGTTCACGCCCCAAGACTGCACGTCGGCCCTCGCCACGTGGACCGATAGGTCCTCGGGCATTGGCCTCGGCATGCCGTCCGTGACCCTTGCTCTGGTTCAGAGCAAGGACACGAACAAAGTCACTGGGAAGGTGTCGATCCCCGTTATGGAAGTTATCTCGGGCTCCGATGCCGGTTATACCCCCGCTCCTCGCGTGGCGTATACCAGCATTGGTAAGTTCGAGCTTGTTCTTCCGAACCGAGGGACGCTGCAGAACCGCAAAGACGTGTCAGCATTTCTGAAGAACTTCCTCAGTAATGCGGCCGTGACCAAAGCGGTCGAAGAGTTCGAACGTCCGTTCTGACCGAACGGGTCAAGTAACTATGACTAAAGTTCAACTTAGTCGGGAGCTTTCAACCGCTCAGCGGCTGTTAGCTCAACTTGACTGCCCTCGAGCACTTACTATTAGCATCCTGCTAAAGTATGAGCAAGTTGGTGACATTCTTTCTCTCCGCGCCCGCCCAGAAGATTATTCTGGCGCTGCAGATTTTGATCGAGCTTATCAGGCTACGCGACTCCTCCAAAAGTCGCAGTGGCTCGAGACAGGCATCGATAAAAGATCAGCAGCGTTAGAATCCTTTTGGGCGGCCGAATCTGAGTGCCGACGAACGAATGAAGTCTTTGGTAGCCTGATCAAAGGTGAATGCTGTATAGCAGACCCTGAGATCTTTGCCGCACTTCTGCGAGCAAAGAATAAAATCAGATCTATTCTTAGGCCGTATTCGCCATATCGGTTCTTAGATTACGGTGGCTTTGGACCCGGTTCCGACTCTGACACACGCAGTGGTTTTACTGCAGCATACAACAAGTTGGAGAAACCTGGTTCAGTTACCCGTGAGTGCTCTATCTTCTTAGACTTCTTGGCTAGCAATTCCTCGCTGGCTAAGTTGTTTACGTGGGATATCACACTAAAGTCGATTTCTTGTCGACGGATCATGGGTAACCGGGTCACCTTTGTGCCTAAAGACGCTCGTAAAGACCGGACCATTGCGGTTGAACCGCGGTGGAACGTGTTCTTTCAAAAAGGGATGGGCAAAATCCTCAGGATGGCTCTTCAGCGGGCAGGTACTGACCTAGACGACCAGTCTAGAAATCAGGAACTCGCTCGTATTGGGAGCCTAACTGGGGAGTATGCCACTCTCGATTTGAAGAGCGCAAGTGATACGATATCTCGAGAGCTAATTCGCTTTCTCTTGCCGGAGCGTTGGGCGCTCGTACTAGACCGTCTACGGAGTCGCTATTTCTCACTCAGTGGGGAATGGCATCTCTCCGAAAAATGGTCGAGTATGGGGAACGGCTACACTTTCGAACTCGAAAGTTTAGTCTTCCATGCCCTCATCTCAAGCATAACCGAGGATTTCTCGGTCTATGGGGACGATTTAATCGTCCCAAGCGGAAAAGCCGACGAAGTCGTAGCCCTTCTCCGTGCATGTGGATTCGAACTTAATAGTGAGAAGTCGTTTGTCGCGGGGCCCTTTCGGGAGTCCTGCGGCGCGGACTACTTCAATGGTGTTCTTGTGACACCTATCTATTGGAAAGATCCATTGCATGATGAAGGAACTTTGCGACTGGTTAATCAAATCTCTCGCCTTGCTTATCGCTGGGGCGGTTATCACTCTCGTGATCGTCGCTTTTACGATATTTGGCGTGACTTGGTTAGCCGGTTACCGAAGCACTTTCGCTACCGATGCCCGACCTCAATCAGCTCCGGAGTCCACGACGTTCAATCGACGTGGGCAAAAAGAGCAAAGTGGGGATGGGATGGCTGGAGATGCAGAGTAGCTCTACCCCAATCACTGGTGTTTAGCTACAAACATCTCGATGCCGCGATACTATCACACTTCTTTAGTCCATCAACAGATGGCTATAGTGTGCGTGATCGTATTCGGTGGCGACTTGGCACAATCTTCATACCTTCAGGGTATGAGGAGATAGGACCATGGCTTTAG